CCTGAGGAAGCAGCCCCCCTGCTGGAGTTGACGTGATGAGGTCTCGCTTATTGGGACTCCTGGCGGCCCTCGACACACCCCGTTCCTGTCACGCAGTGGGGTGGGAGAGCTCGGGGGAACCGAAGTCATGGTGACCAGAGAGTAACCATGACACAGGACGACTTTCTGCCTGACGGGACGCATCCCTGGCTCACCCTTGAGATCTTGGACGCCTTGCACGCGGTCAAGGGACCGCACGTGGCGAAGAAGCGCTACACGCTGATCCGCGTGGCTATCGCCCGGGCAACGCCGGGTGTGTCGGAGGACTCCGTGTGGAGGTCCGCGGATCCGGCTGAGGAGGAGCAACTATGCGCGCGATCCACCTGGTACGCCAAGTGGAAGCACCGGCCGGACATCGCGGCAGCGCTGGACGCGTGCGAAGCGCGACTGCGGGACTGGCGTGATGCCGAGACGATGCGCATCGAGATGGAGGCCGCGCAACTGCGGCGCAGAGCCATCGCCGAGGGTTCGGTCGACGCCGTCGTGGGCCTGCGCCGGACGGCGCTGAGCGCCAAGGACCGGGCAGACATGCGCACAGAGGCCAGCAAGGCCCTGCTGATCTTGGCCGACAGCGACCTGGGGAAGCGCCTGACTGCTGCTGAGGGCGCCGCAATCCCGGTGCGTGTCTCGGGCACGCTGAGCCACGACTACGGGGACATGACCGACGATGAGCTACGCGCGATCCTATCAGGCCAGTCCCAAGAGGGAGCTGGCGGCGCGGACGCTGGCGCGTAGGCGTCTACTCGATTTCACAACCTATACCTACAAGCAGTACCAGCCGGAACCCGTCCACGCACTGATCGGGGACGCACTGGAGAACGTTCTGGCCGGGCACATTACCAAGCTGATGATCTTCGCTCCTCCGCAGTCGGGGAAGAGCGAGCTGGTGAGTGTACGCTTCCCGGCCTTCTGGCTGAGCAAGCGACCCGAGTCGCCCATCATCCTGACCAGCTACGGTGCGGATCTGGCCCACAGCAAGAGCAAGGAAGTACTTTCGATCATCCAGAGCCCAACGTACCAGATCCTTTTCCCTGGGCTGGAGCTGGATCCCAAGCGCCACGCCACACAGAACTGGAAGCTACATGGACACAGGGGCGGGATGGTCGCGGCAGGGGTGGGGGGACCCATCACTGGGCACGGGGCAATCCTAGGCATCATCGACGACCCCTTCGAGAACTGGGAGGCGGCCCAGAGCCCGACGGTACGCAAGCGGGTGTGGGAGTGGTGGCGCGGCACGTTCCGGACTCGGGTGTGGGAGAACGGCGCCATCATCCTGATCATGACCCGTTGGCACGCCGACGACCTGGCCGGGCGCATTCTGGAGCAGCAGGGGGCTGAGTGGACCGTTCTCCGCCTGCCGGCCACCGCAGAGAGTCAGCGGGACAGGGAACTGAATGACAGGTACCTGGGACTGCCTGTTGGCGAGGCAGACCCACTGGGCCGCGAGGAGGGCGAGCCGCTGTGCCCTGCGCGCTTCAGTGCGGACGCTCTGGCGCAGATCAGGCACGACGTGGGATCGATGGTCTGGAGTGCGGAGTATCAGGGCGTCCCGCGGCCGGCGGAGGGCAACCAGTTCAAGCGTCACTGGTTCCCGGTGGTTGAGGCAGCGCCGGTCGACGCGCAGAGGATCAGGTATTGGGACAAGGCCGGGACCGAGGATGGGGGCGACTACACGGCCGGCGTGTTGATGGCGGAGGCGCAGGGCCTCTATTACGTCGAGGATGTCGTGCGGGGGCAGTGGAGCGCACACCAGCGCGAGACCATCATCCGGCAGACGGCGGAGCTGGACGCTGGCCGACACGGGAACACCGTGAAGGTCTGGTTGGAGCAGGAACCGGGCAGCGGCGGGAAGGACAGTGCCACGTCCACCGTCCGCAACCTCGCGGGCTTCCCTGTGCAGGCGCAGATCGTCAGTGGGAGCAAGGCTGTGCGGGCCACACCGTTCGCAGCGCAGTGTGAGGCGATGAACGTACGGCTGGTGCGCGGTGGCTGGAACGGGGCCTACATCGAGGAGCTGTGCGCGTTCCCGAACGGTGTCAACGACGACCAGGTTGACGGCAGTTCGGGAGCATTCAACAAGCTAGCGCTGGGTGAGACACAGACAGCGGTGAGCGCCGCGCAGGTGACGGAGAGTCCGTTCTGACGGATGGGCAAATCAGCAGACTGCAGAGGTGGGGTGAGGGTCACCGACGTAGCAGTCGAGCTGCAGAAGCTCGGTGACGGGGCAGGGATGGAGGAGGAGGGTATGGCGAGGGAGAAGGTGGAGCGGGGTGAGCCACTCGAGGAGCTGGTGAAGGGATCGCTCAACTACACGCTGCACGTGATCAGGCGGGCCTTCTACGCGCAGTTCGGGTCCAGGTCGACGGACGAGGCAGGCGGCAGCTACACGTGGGTCGAGGAGATCTTCGGCGATCACGTGATCGCCAAGGACGACGCCCTGGCGACGGACGAGTACTACCGTGTCGCCTACACCAGAGAGTCCGGAAGCTACACCTTCGCCGCCCGCGAGGACTGGCAGGTGGTGGAGCTGACGTACCATCCGCGGACCGACCTGGAAGAGTCCACGGTGGAGCGGCACAAGTTCACCGAGGTCGTGGATCGCGCCATCGTCCTGCTGGAAGGGCAGGACGGGGGGCGCTGGATCGAGGGGACGGGCATCACGGCGGACGTGGTGAACGGCAACGGGCGGCGCTATCCCCGGCACGTCCTGCGCGAGGCTGTGGAGCGGCTGCAAGGCCATCTCCACGAGAGCGCGGGGCAGGGCCGGCTGGGGCAGGTCGTCACCGGTGAAGCCGAGCACCCATCGTCCAAAGGCACGACGCACCCGCAGTTCCTGGAGACGATCGTCAACTGGAATGCGGGACACGTCCGATTCGACGAGGGGACGGGGCGCGTCGTCGTGCGGGGGCGCATCCTCGAGACCTCGAAGGGCAAGGACGCCATCACCATCATGGAGGGCGGGGTGATGCCCGGCCTGTCCATGCGGGGATATGGGTCAGCGCTCATGCTGTCGGAGGAAGACGAGACCATCCAGGAGGTCACCGAGCTGACGATCACCGGCTTCGACCTCCTCTCACCCGGGATGAACAGCGACCCCAACGGGTCCGTCCAAGTGCTGGAGTCCCGCGGACAACCTGAACACCAGGAGGAGGATCGAGAGATGAACCCAGAGGAACTTCGGGCGCAGTACCCCGAGCTTGTACGCCAGATCGAGGAGGAACACGACGCCCAGCGACGGGCGGAACTGGAAGAAGAGCTGCAGCGCCAGGCTGAGGCCGATGCGCGCGTGCAGCAGGTGCTGGAGGAGTCGCAGGCACAGCTCAGGGAGTCGCTGGGGCTGGACGGCGCGGTCGACCTGACCGAGGCCTGGGAGCAGAGGGAGGACCAACTGGCGCAGCTGCAGGCTGCCCAGCGGGCTGCAGAGGTCGCCACCTTCATCGAGTCCCGGATCGGGGAGCTGTCGTACCCGGACTTCCTCAAGGCACAGTTTGTGGAGGCCGTTCGGGCGTCACGACCTGAGACCGCCGAGGAGGCGCAGCAGCTTGTCGAGTCGAAGCGCGCCGAATACGACGCCATCGTCGCCGGGATCTCACTACAGCAGCGTGGCTTCGGCGCGGGACGTGTGGTCGGCCCCGTGATCGAGGAGGAGGTCGGCGTGCCGGCGTTCGCGCGAGCGGGGTTCGCGCTCCAGGAGAGCCTGATCAACACGGGCCTGGTGCGTCGGTGGAACCAGGACGCGCCCCGGTATGCCAACGAGGTCTTCGCGGCTCAGTACCTCAAGCAGTACGACGAGCAGTACCGTCCGCAGCTGGCCGCAGAGTCCAAGCTGTTCGAGGAGGCCGAGCAGACGTCTGACCTCAACCTGCCGTACTCCATCATCCGCGCGGTCGTGGCCGAGGCCTTCCCTGAGCTCGTGGCCACCAGTATCTTCGACTTCGGGATGATCAACGAGTCGCCGAGCCGGCTGTACTTCGAGACCTACACGGGTGAGACGGGCTATGCCACGGCGGTCACGGATGAGTCCGTCACGGCCGACCTGGGTGCCTACGTGGCCCTGGACTACAAACGCGTCACGCCGGGGACCGTGGTCGTCCAGGACGTGACCGACACGACGACCTACGTGGAGGGCACCGACTACGTCATCGACTACGCCAACGGCGAGCTGATGGCCCTGACCGGCGGCTCCATCTCGGACTCGGACGTCCTCCACGTCGATTACACCTACACCGCGATCCGCAAGGGTGAGATGCAGTCGATCGAGCGCGGCAAGATGACCCTGAGCTACGTGACCATCGAAGCGCTGGCCGACAGGCTGGCCACGCAGCTCAGTCACGAGGCCGTGGTTTTCAGCCGCAGCCAGCTCGGCTGGGATGCCACGACCCGCACGCTGAACAGCCTGGTGCGCCAGGTGCGTCGCAAGACCGACCAGGGCATCCTGTACATGGCCGTGGCGGCTGCGCTGAGCGTCGCCAGCAACAGCGGCGGTACATGGACCGCGGCCTCCGACAGCCTGGACCTGCTGGTCGAGTATCTGGGGCAGGCCAAGGTCAAGGTCGCCAACCGCTACTACCAGCCGACCGCGATTCTGGGCAGCGTCACCAATATGGACAGACTGTCCAACTGGGACGGCTTCAAGCGAGACGGCTTCCCGGATGCCGTGCTGGGCTCGAACGGTTTCGTCGGCCGCGTGAAGGGACTGCCGGTCTTCGAGAGTACCGAGTTCACCGACAGCTACTTCCTCCTGATCAACCGCGAGCTCGTGATGCACCGTGTCTTCCAGACGATGGCGCTCAAGGGGCCGTACCCCACGTACGACGTATCAGGTGGCACGAGCAAGCTGGTGGCCGCCGATCAGTACTTCGTCGAGGAGTACAACGCGACCGAGGCGCCGGTGCCTGAGAAGGGTGCCTACGTCAAGGTAGCGTAGCCCGGCTTCCCCGTCACCGGCGTCCATCTGCCGGTGACGGGGTGCGGGAATCAGTCGACGTCATTACGCGGGTAATGGGGAGGCAGTATGAGACTGAGAGTGGTGGCAGAGAAGGGCGTCGTGGCTGGACACAGGCGTTGGCTGAAGGGCGAGTCCTTCGCGGTCAATGACGCGGTAGGCCAGGCGCTTCTGGCTCAGTATGGGTCGGGGCTGGTGCGGATCGACGGGGTGCCACAGGGGGCGGGCCCCGGGGCTCCCGCTCCTGCGCCCGTACCGCTATCCGCACTGGGACTGAGTTCGCGGGTACTGGACGCACTCGACGCTGCCGGCCTCGAGAATGTGGCCGAGCTTCGCAAGGTCGCCACGCGCGGCGAGGAGGCGATGCTGGCGCTGCCGGGTATCGGGAGGCGAGCGCTGACCGAGATCCGGGAGGCGCTTGAGCGGACTGACCTCGCCAGCACCCCGGGGAATGTGTGAGCGTCTCCCTGGCTGACCTCGTCGCCCTGTTGCAGGGCGAGGTGCCTGCGCGGGGCAGCGTGCCCACGCCTGCGCAGTATGAGCAGGCGGTGAGGGATGCTGCGGCGGACTACGGCCGGCGGCACCCGATGGAGAAGGTCACGACTCT